GCTTTAATCCAGTAAACGTTTTATCTATTGTCCCTACATCTAACTTTTCTTCAGGTGTTACGGCAACTATCTATGGAATTAAGGCCGCAGATGTAACCTCTATTATTCCTACAAAAGCGTTTGGTGGGGACCAGATTGTTACAGACGGAACGTATACCTACCATGTCTTTAAGAACTCTGGAGTGTTTAACACCTCGTCTGCTGTAACTGCGGATGTGCTTGTTATTGCAGGAGGTGGCGCTGGTTCAGGTGGCGGTGGTGGTGCAGGTGGTTTTAGAACTGCTTTATCCCAATCTCTTACAGCCTCAACTTCATACGCTGTAACTGTTGGTGCTGGTGGACCTGGTCAAAATAACCAGGGCTATACCGGTGGTGGACAAGGTGGTAATTCTTCACTTGGCTCTGTACTTGCTTCTACGGGTGGTGGACAGGGTGGCTACGTAAACAATAACAGTGCTACAGCTGGTGGTTCTGGAGGTGGAGCGGGTGGTGGTTCTGTAGGCTCTTACGGAGGCGGTGCGGGTAACGCTGGTTCATATTCTCCAGTAGAAGGCTACGCTGGTGGCGGAAATACAGCTACAAGCCCTTATCCAGCAGGTGGTGGAGGTGGAGCTGCTGTTGCTGGCGGTAACGGAACTGGTAGCCAATCGGGTGCTGGTGGAGCTGGTACATACTCTACGCTTAGTGACTCAGTTGGAGCTTTAGTAAACCTAGGTGTTTTGTCTTCCTCTCATTACTACTTTGCTGGCGGTGGTGGTGGCGGTGCGTCTAACCAAGGAGCCGCAGCAGGTGCAGGAGGATTAGGCGGAGGAGGAGTAGGAGCTAATGCTGGTAGCTCATCTTTTGTACCGTCTTCTTCAGGTCTATACAACACAGGTTCTGGTGGTGGCGGCAACATGATTACCAACGTCACTGCGTTTGGCGGTAATGGCGGCTCAGGCTTAGTAGTAGTGAGGTACGCATCCTAATGGCTAAAACATACTCTGCTATTCAGACTATTGTATGTGCTGGCGGCGAAACATCAATTACGTTTAATAATATCCCTCAAAACTATACAGATTTAAAGATTGTTACGTCGGCTCGTTCTACCTCACAAAATGGAACTACTACTTGGGCAGACGTTCAACTGCGGCCAACTAATTCCACAACTGGTCTGAGCTCTAAATCTGTATACGGACAAGGTTCAGGCGCGTACTCTAATGTTGACACAAATCCAACAGGTGGGTTTGCTGCTGGTTCTACTGCAACAACAAACACGTTTTCAAATGTTGAAATTTATATTCCAAATTATACGTCATCAAATAACAAAAGTTGGTCAGTTGATGCGGTTACTGAAAACAATGGGTCAGTAGCAATTGCTTGGTTGGGCGCAAATCTTTGGGCTAACACATCGGCAATAACAAGTTTAGTTATTGCTCCAATTCAAGGTTCCTTTGTTCAATACTCTACCTTTACTCTTTACGGAATTGGTTCAGGAGCTAAAGCAACTGGCGGGACTGTAGTGGGCGCGGGTAACTATATTTATCATACCTTTACTTCTTCGGGAACTTTTCAACCTACCGAGCAAATTAAGAATGCAGAAGTGCTTGTAGTGGCGGGTGGTGCGTCAGCTGGTTGGGATACGGCAGCGGGTGCTGGTGCTGGAGGTGTTCTTTGGGCACCAAATCAAACATTTAGCGCAGGAACTGGCTATACCTGCACAGTGGGTGGTGGCGGGGCAAAGCTAAGCGGAGCTGGTACTGGAAATAACGGAAGTAACTCTAGTTTTAACGGTGGACCTATAGCTTTATCTGCAATTGGTGGCGGAGCATCTGCAACCAACGGCGCTGCTGGAGTAAGCGGCGGTTCTGGCGGCGGAGGTGGATTCAACGCAACTTCCGCAGGTTCGGCCCTTCAAACTTCTTCAGGTGGCGGGTACGGATATGGGAACGCTGGGGGAACAGCAACAAACCCAGGAGGCTATCCAACTGGTGGTGGAGGTGGAGCAGGCGCCGCTGGCGGAAATTCATCTGGAAACACTGCTGGTTCTGGTGGAGTCGGTACTTCTTTGTTCTCTGCTTGGCATTACGCAACTCAAACAGGAGTTAACGTTGGCGGCACCTATTACATTGCTGGTGGCGGTGGCGGTGGAGCTTATGGCGGAGGAGGTGGTGTGGCTGGTGCAGGTGGATACGGCGGCGGCGGCGCTGGAACTGCGGCACCTATTGGAACATCTGGAGGAAATGCGTTAACTAACTCTGGCGGCGGTGGCGGCGGAGGAGCAGGCGGCGGAAGCTCTACTGGTGGTGGTTCGGGCGGTTCTGGATTACTAATCATTCGTTACCCAGTTAACTAAGGAGGCATCATGCGCGGATATACGCAAGGCGGTCGGTTTGATTCCGACTTTGAAACAAATGACATCCTAGCTGGTGTTAACTCTGAGCTTAGAAACCCAGTTGGTACCCACGCCCAATGGTGGTTCTTTGATGCCGTCAATACAACTGTAGACCCAATCTACGATGTTGGCGATAACATATCTGTATCTGGCGGCGGCCGTAAGTGGACTGGCCCATACCCTATTCCTGTAGTCCGCGCAGTTATTGCTCAGGGCTCAGCTAAGACATCTGAGGCTGGTTTCTATAAGGCCGATGAGCTTCACTTAACTTTAAACATTGACGACCTCAATGCAATTGACCCTGGCTTTGAGTCAGCTATTCAAAACATTGGCTCTCAAGATAAAAGCCGCGTAGTATGGAAAGGTCAAGTTTACCGCCCATACCTCACTCAGCAACGCGGCATTGTTACAGAGCGCTATACTTTACTTGCTATTGATTGTATTCAGGTCATGCCAGAAGAAATGGTTAATGACCCTCAATTTGCACAGTACGCCAACTAAGGAGACCCATGGCACTATCTCATGCAACAGTTGCACTTAACAGTTCAACAGCTGTTGACTTAAACGCAAACGCAATAATTACAGACCCAGTAACTGGTGAAAAAAATTACACTTGGCAGTCAGCCACCGTATACGTTGAAAACGTAGACACCGCTGCTACCGTATATCTTGGCGCCTCTGGAGTTACCTCTTCAAACTATGGTATCTCTTTAGTACCAGGGGCTTCTGTTTCAATTGACCTCCTCGGAGGAAATGAAAATGTGTGGGCAATCTCAAGCGGCTCTTCTAACGTAGCGGTATTGTTGGTGACAACAGCATGAGCGTAAAGAAATCATTATCTCCCGCAGCTATTCTTTACTACGGTAACTTTGCTAGAAGTACAAGCCAAGCTAGTGGTGGGACCACCTCAGATAACTTAATTACTTGGGATACAACAAACTTAACTAAAGGAATGGCTCTTGGTTCAGATACTAGCAAGATTGTTTTTGCTGTACCTGGCACCTACAACCTTAACTTTTTAGGTCAGTTTAACTTTACTGGTGGAACAAGTGACTACCACATTACTTGTTGGTTTTCTAAAAACGGTGTTCAGGTTCCGTCTTCTGCTTTTACCTTTACTACAGCTAGTGCTCAGAATTCACAAGTATTAGCAAATATTGAAGCCCCTATTTCAATTGTTGCTGGGGACTATATCCAATTTCACTGGTGGTCTGGTGCATCGGGGATGTCACTAATTGCTACAGCGGCTGGTACTAACCCAACTCGCCCAGCATCTCCATCAGCTAACCTAACCATCTATAACGTCGGATAATGCCGTTTAAGTCTCAATCTCAGCGTAAGTGGATGTACGCTAACGATCCCAAGATGGCAGAAAAGTGGGAGGAACATACTCCCAAAGGTAAGAAACTACCCAAGAAGGTGAAGAAGAAAAATGGCAGCAAAAAAGGCAAGTAAGAAACACCCAGGCTTTGACAAAGCCTCATCTAAGATTGCTAAGAAGGAAGGTGTCTCTCAGGAGGCGGCTGACCGTATCCTAGCGGCATCTTCCCGTGGAGCTTCTAAGAAAGCTCATAAGAAGAACCCTAAGCTTAATAAGGTTAAAGGCTAATGGCTAAGGTAAAGATTGACGGTAAGACCCACAAGTTCGTTAAGAATAAAAAGGGTGATGTTATCGTAAGCCATCCAGATGGCGGAGGTCCTACTATGGATCTTACCAAAAAAGATGCTAAGATTAAGACAGTAAAAGATGGAATTGCTGCTGGACGGCAGTGGCATAAAACTCACAAGAAGGGTAAATAAATATGTGCAAAGCATGTGGATGTGGCTGCTCAAAGCCAAACTGCAAAGGCGCCTGCAAGAAAAAGGGCACCAAAAGCACCAAGAAGGGTAAGTAAGGTTAAATGGCAAATGCCGTAACACCACCTATGATCAAAGCCCCCTCTGCAACCGGAGGTGGCGTTGTCAACATAGGTGGTAAGACCATGTCTGTGCCTACTCTTGGTATTGAGCCAATCACACCAGGTAGCAACAGAACATCCAGTTACGGCATCATGCCTTCCCAAAATTCAATGTCCCAAGCTAATTGGAACTTAGCCAATAACTCAGTTTCAGCTATGCGTACTAGTGGACGTTCCCCAGCTTTCATGCAGTCCCATCTGGGACAAGAAATGCAGATGCAAAGTCCTAACTGGGGAATGACTCCTAAGCAAGGTGAGATGGCTAGGGAGATGTCAGAGAGTGGTCGTAACGCCACCTTTATGCAGGCACATCTTGGAATAGGACCTAATCAGGCCCTACCAGCAGGTACTTCTATGGGAACTTCCCACGCATCTACCCCAATGCCAAGACCTACAGTAATGGCTCCGACCTCTACACCAAAAATGTCTTTACAGTTTCAGCAGCCCACAATGGCTACTCAGACTGCTACAATGTCCTCACCGGCAACCAATGTATTTGGAAAGGTAAGTAAATGACAACACCAGAATGCAAGTGCGATAACTGCACCTGCGGAAAGAAGGGCTAAATGGCTCACAAGGATAGCAAGTTTGAAAAGGGCATGACAGCAGCCCAAAAGAAAAAGTTTGAAGCTCAGGATGAAAAGAATGATGCCAAACTAGCTAAGAAGGTCAAGAAGACCGTAAAGAAAAAGGCAAAGAAGTAATAGTTAAGCCCCCCCTGAGGGGGCTTTTCCTTTATGATTACCTTGACGCCAGAGAAATCTGGAACCCTGCTGCTTTACCCCCTGCGCCTTCCTATGGAGGATATGATGATTTACCTTGCCAAGAAACTGGCAGCTCAGGAAACTGATGCTGACCGTGTTGAGTTCATTCGTGGAGCAGCAAACCTTACTGCAAAAACTGGGGAGAAAAAAGTAGTCCTCGGTGCAATAACAGGTCTTCTGCTAGCGAAAGTTCTCAAGAAAAATGGCTAGTCTTACATCAGTATTCAACCATGCATTGAGGCGTGCTGAGCGAGCAGCTACTGCCGGATATACAACCAAGCTTCGTGAACATACCAAAGCTTACGGGTGGCCCGATCATCTAGTCTCAAGCCTCTCTATGTATCATGATGGAGAGAACCACACCATCACATATCCAAAGCATCTTGAGGAACAGATCCTTACTCTTGAGTACGGCACTCAGAGTGTTCCACCATCTCCTGCTCTCAGGACATTTATGATTGGAGGAGTGTAATGCCTTTTATCCTTAATGAGGAAGCTGCCCTTAAGTCTTTGCTAACTGGCATGACTGTATCTGATGGAGGAAATTCTGCCCGTCCGGTAAACGTATTCTATGGCCAACCTGAAAAGGAAATCCGGCAACAGTCCTACCCATACATCACTATTGACTTGGTGGGTATATCTGAGGAAGTAGACCGAGCCCATCGTGGAACTGTGACCATTCCAGACCAGACTTTCTACACCCCAGAGGGTGTAACCTCCACCCCTGTACAAACTGACTTTCCTATCCCAGTACAACTGTTTTACCAGATATCTACCTGGTCTCGTCAGCCACGTCATGACAGGGCAATCATAGCCCAGCTGTTTTCTTATGGTAGACTTCCGTTTAGATTTGGGCAGCTCTCTATACCCGAGGACGGTACCAACCGTCGTTTGGATATGTTGAGCTTTTCAAAAAGAGACACTACAGAAAATGAAAAGCGTCTCTTTAATAATGTATATAACATCCGGATAAGTGCAGAACTCTTCCAGGATGTAATTAACCAGCTATACCAAGTAACACAAAAGCCTATAATCACGACTACATACCAAACGGTATCCTTTACCGAATAATCCGGAACATAATAACTAAATGTCAACCAAACAACCTAACCCTAAGGAGTAACCGGAATGGCAACATACAGCCGCCCCGGAGTCTACATCCAAGAAGTAGCTCTACCTCAGGCAATTACCCCTGCAGATACGTCAACAGCTGTTGCCGCCTTTGCTGGTGCTCTTGCACAAGGTCCTATTGCAGCCCCAGTGTACGTAAGTACCTGGAGTGACTTTAAGAATACTTTCGGTGGATTGAATGACTCTTATCCAACCACATGGGCCGCATACAATTATTTTGCAAATAATGGCCGTGGTCTTTATGTAAAGCGTGTCGTAGGCTCAGGTTCTTCTGCTGCTTCTACAGTTCTTACCGATGGCGTATCTGGTACAAACACCGCCACCATAACTGCAGCAAGCTACTCAGGCGGAACCATTACATATACAGCTAACAACACATTTTCAGCAGGTCAAAGCGTAACAGTCACTGGTCTTAGCACCAGCGCCTTTAACGTAACCAATGCAACTATCGTATCTGCAACCTCTACTCAGTTTACTCTGACAGGTAGCTCTGGCGCCTCAGTAAGTGGTGCAAGCGGTACAGCAACAGTTACCTACACAGCTTCAAACGTATTTACCCTAACCATCTCTAACCCAGGGTCTTGGGGAAATAACTACTCGGTTCAGATTGCTACAGGCGGAGTAAACACTCGCTTTAACATGAACCTCTTTGCTACCACCACGGTAAATGGAATTACTTCTAATACCTTGGTAGAATCTTATACAGACTTGAGCATGTCTTCTACAGATGCTAACTATGTAGGTGCCGTAATTCCTGCACAGTCTAATATCTTGACAATCTCTAACATCAACACAGCAAAGTTTCCAGCAACAACTTCTTCAAACGTAAGCTTCTCTGGTGGTCTTGACGGTGCAGCACCTGCCCGTACAGACTACTCAACAGCATGGTCTACATTTGATTCTATTGGAAGCAGCCTGGTACTTTACGCACCAGATGCCTCGTACCAGTCTACTTCTACAGTTGCTACTCAGTATCATGGCGACGCTATTATTTATGCAGCGTCTCGTACAGACTGCTTTGTAGTTGTCGATACTTTGTCAGGTCTTTCAGCCACCTCTGCACAGACTCAGGTCTCTGCCATTGCCGCTGCAGCTGCCGCATCTACTACAGGAAACATTGCAGCAGCTTACTACCCATGGGTTAACATTCCAGACCCAACAAAGATCCCAGGCGCAACTCGTTTGCAGGCTCCGGGTGCTGCGGTAGTAGGACAGTACATTGCTACAGATGCAGCTCGTGGTCCAGCTAAGACACCTGCCGGTCTTCAGAACCGCATTGCCTTGGCAGTATCAACAGAACACTCGTTCACAAATGCTGAACTTGATTCTTTGAATACCTCCACAGATCCAGTCAATACTATTCGCCAGGTTCCTGGTGCCGGTATTGTCATCATGGGTGGCCGTACTTTGGATAACACTCCAAATAACCGCTACATCAACATTCGTCGTTCCTTGATTTACATCGAGAAGACTTTGACAGAGCTAACTTCGTTTGCTCTATTTGAGAACAATGATTATCGTCTATGGACAAGAATCAATACTGCTCTCAATAGCTTCCTCTTTGCATACTGGAATAATGGAAACTTGCGTGGAAATACTTCTGCTCAAGCTTACTACGTAATTTGTAACGATTCAAACAACTCATTTACTGACATCCAAAATGGAAAAGTCAATATTACAGTTGGCGTTGCACTAGAATATCCGGCTGAGTTTGTTGTCATTCAAATTGGACAACTTACTGGAAACGCTACGGCATAAGGAGAAGATAAAAAATGGCAATAACTAACCAAAATCAACTAAGTAACTTGATGACGGATCCGGTCCGTAATTTTAAGTTCCTTGTGCAATTTAGCCCAATCTCCCCAGATGGTAAAACCCAAGATGCTTACTGGAATAAGAGTGCATCTCAGAGTAGTACGGCAAACTCATTTGGTACGATGGGGTTTGTTTCCCTTACCGGCCTAAGCGTATCGACAGAGTCGATTGCTTACCGTGAAGGCGGATACAACACCAACGTTCACCAGATTCCAGGACAAAGCTCATTTACACCAATCACCCTTACTAAAGGTGTTATGTTGGGACAAATGGGTAACGCTGACTGGATGCGCCGTTTGTTTACCGTACTAACCCCACAGTCGGGGCCTACAGTCGGTGAGCAATTCCGTTGCAACCTAGATATCCAGGTTCTTACTCATCCAAATCCTGGCTTCACTGCAGGAAGCGATTCTACTGCTATGGGTGATGGTGCAACAAGTTCACCACACACCTCACTTCGTTTCAAGGTCTATAACGCATGGATTACATCCTTGACCTATAGCAACCTTGATGCAGGTGCTAACACCCTCATGGTAGAGGACATTACTTTGGTACATGAAGGATTCGATGTATCATACGCAACTGATTACACAAAGGGTGGAACAGCCCCAGGTCTTGGCGGCTATAACGCATAATCTATTAAAATAAAAAGGTACACAATATGACTACAAAAACAGTAAACGCAGCACTAGATCCATCAGTAGCTAACAAGCTAGCTACAGAAGCAATGTCTGATCAGGAGGCAACAGTTAAGGCTTTTAAGCCTGACGTTAAGTTGCCTCCTGCTACAGATGTAGAATTGCCTGGTGGCTTAATGGATCCCTTTAGCGGACTCATTAAGACAGCAGAAGTAAGGGAGCTCAATGGAGCTGATGAAGAGGCCATCTCTAAGATGGCTGATCCAGGCCGAGCTCTCCTTACAATTCTAGAACGAGGCACAGTAAAGATTGGCTCTGAGAAGGTAACTGAACCACTATTAGATTCACTCTACGCTGGTGATAGGGAAGCAATCCTATTAGCTATTAGAAAAGCTACCTTTGGTTCAGATGTTAAGCTTGGACCAGCTCCTTGCCCATCATGCGGTGAAGAGCAGGTATTTGAAGTAGATTTAGATAAAGATGTTCCAGTAAAGACTCTGGAAGGTCCTGGAGAATTTACAGTAGATTGTAAGGTAGGAGAGGTAAGAGTTACCCTTCCTAAGGGCTCTGCTCAGAAGGCTGTCATTACTTCTAGCAACAAAACTGCAGCAGAACTAGATACAATTATTCTTAATAACTGCGTGTTATCTATAAATGACACGCTTGTAATAAGTCCGGCAGCTGTGAGGAATCTCAGCATCATGGACCGCAGGAAGATTTTAGAAGAGATTACAGACCGCAACCCTGGCCCACAACTCAGTGAAATAAAAGTCTCATGTCAATTCTGCGGCACGGAGGTACCGCTTCCGCTAACTTTAGCGGAGTTGTTTCGCTAGTGCAGTAGATTACGAGACCTTAATGGATATGTACTACCTATTAACGGAGGAATATCCTGGATGGTCTTTAGAAGACGTACGTTCCCTAAGTATACGGGAACGCTTAAACTGGTTAAGTAAAGCTACGGGAAGAAAAAGGCGGTGAGTTAAATGGCAGATGCCTATGGTAATGCAGTAGGGCCTTCAGATCAGCCTGGCTATGCAAGCGTAGAGTCAGCTGCCTTTGACGCCATGCCTAAAGAATGGCTAAAGCTATTTACAGATGTACGTAAGATCGTCAAAGAAATTGTTGCCGATGTTAATACTTCTACTCAAAAGATACAGTCTGCCCGAGGTATTGTAGATCAAAATACCCCTGGCTCTGGAAGACTGGGTCTTGGAGCAATTACTAAAGGTCAAGCCCTATCTGGTTTAGGACTTGGCGTAGTTGCAACCGGTGCTCTTGGCATGTCCATGGCACCAAGCACAATGTCTGCGGTAACTCAGGCAATGGGTGCTTCAACCTATGCCGGCTTTGCAGGCATGACAAATATGCAAGCGACCCGTCTTGCTAATTCTCAAGTAGGTATGGGAGCTACAAGCGCTATGGGACCAACCATGGCTGCTATGACCCTTTCTAATCTTGGCTATACAGCTAACTCTATGAGCTCACAAAATGTTATGAGCCAATTAGCGGGCCTTAGTGCTATGACCGGTATGAGCAACGAACAAGTTGCTGGTGCTGTAGCAGGCGTAAATGGAATGAATTTCCTGCGTCTAGGTATCAGGGTTCGTGATAGCAAGGGTAACTTGCTTCCACCTAACCAGATTGTTAACTCTGTATACAACGCTTTAATTCGTGGCAAGATTACTTCTCAACAAGCTGCCACCGCATTTTTAAATCCTGGCGGTAAGGGCTATCAAGTTCTTCAACAAGTGTCTGGTGGCAATGCTGCCTTGATGCAAACACTGCAGTCCGGTATGATGGCCCGTGCTCAAATTGGTAGCGACATAACAGCTGCTCAAATGGGCAATGCTAAGACAATGCTTGGCGCTATGAATGTTGATAAGTCAAGCCCTATGTATTCTAATTTTGCAAATAACACTGCACAAGCCAATGCGCTAGCTGCTACTGAGCAGGGGCTTGTTGGTGGATACAATACGGCGCTCAATACTAATGCGTCTTTAACAAATGATTTTGCCAGTGTTGCTAATGCAGCATCTGGTGTAACCCGAGCCCTTATGGGACTTAAGGGTATGCTTGAAACTTTTCCAAATGCTGGTGGTGTTGGAGGAACTCTAACTAGAGGTGCCGGAGCTATTGGCGGAGCTGCTATGAACGCCTATGCTATGAAAAAGGTTTTAGGGGGAATGGGAACAGCAGCAACAGTTGCTGGAGATGTTGGAACAGTTGCTAAGGACGCAGGTCTTTTAGCTAAGATTGGCGGGGTTGCTCTTAAGGCTCTCCCACTATTAGCATTCCTAGGTGGACCAGAAGATCATGGTGATGGTGGACACGGCGCATCTACAGGACAGGGCGGACCAACTAGCGGAACTCTTCCTGTACCTAAGAGCACCCCGATTACATCAAAGTACGGACCACGTGGTGGTGGAGCAAAGACAAAAGGTTTCCACGCAGGTATTGACTTTGGTGCCCAAACAGGAACTAGGGTATTTGCACACGCTGCCGGCACAGTAACCATCGTAGGCAATGGTGGTGGATATGGTAAGTATGTAGAAGTAGATCACGGAACCTATCGCACTCGTTATGCTCACTTAAAGTCTATCTCTGTATCAAGAGGACAAAAAGTTTCTGGTGGAGATATTATCGGCATTTCTGGTGCTACAGGTAATGTAACTGGACCTCACCTTCACTTTGAAGTATTGGTTAATGGTAAAAAAGTTGACCCAACTCCTTACCTAAGTAACTCTACAAACGCCTCACCTAAAGCAGTTAATTCTTCTGTAGGTTCATTATCAAGCCAGGACATCAACTCTATTATTGCTAGCTTGGGACCTACAGGCGCAAATAATGCAGGCAACATGTTTGGTGAAGCGGCAGCAAAAAATTTAAATAATGGAACTGCTTATTCCTTTTTCAAAGGTAAATTTCAAACTACTCAAGGAACTATTCTTGGTACCGGCTCTCAGCAGGCTTGGGCTAAGACACTTCTACAAAAATTAGGTAAGCCTACAACCTCTTCTAACATTGCTGCTTTAACTACTTGGGCTGCATACGAAGGCGGTCAGTGGCATAACTCAGCTCACTATAACCCTTTAAATACTGAGCAAGGTGCTCCTGGCGCTACTAATATGAATCCTGAGGGAGTTAAGTCTTACGTATCTTGGGATCAAGGATACAAGGCAACCATAGCTACCCTAAATAATGGAAGGTATAAGAATATCCTTGCTGCCTTAGGTCGTGGAAATAATACTGGCGCCGTATTAAGTGCAGTAGACCATTCTCCTTGGGGCACACATATTCCTGGCTATGGTGGACCTGGAGCTGAATTAGGAACTGCTGGAGTGGCAGTAAAGTACTCTAGTGGTCGTGGAGGCCCCGCATCTGTAAGCCCTCCTATGGTTGGATCTAATGTTGTAATTAACCTAAACATGAAGGTTCAAATTGCTCAGTCAAGTGTTGCTGAGGCTAAGAGACTAGTCAATATTGTTGGACAAGAGCTAAAGAATAGCGCTGTGCTTAAGAGCATTGGGGGATCAATCTAATGGCTGTCACATATACTTACGGCTACACTGTACAGGCATATATCAATTGGGATGCTGCATATAAAACTGATCCTAACCTTAATATAGTAAACCTGCAGTACTACCCAAGCTACTTTCCTAACCTGTACCCAGTTCAAGCAGAGACAATAAACACGTCTACTAGTACAAAGTTTGAAGTTCAAAAGGGATTTGGACTAGTATTCCATGTTCGTCTTTATCAAATTAAAAACGATGGTGGCATTAAGACCTACTATGCGCTTAAGGAATCTTCTGATCTTCTTAAGCTTAAAATGAACTTCGAGTCTCAGTATTTTTCTCCTGCATCTGTAGGGGCGTCTACTAACAACGCACCAACACAGTTAACCACCCCCACTATTGTTGGTGGCTCTAGTATGCCATACTATACTTTTCAGACAACGCTTTCAGCGGCCGGTGCAACTCTTACACAACCTTACTCAGTAACTTTAGGTCAACAGGTTTCGGCTAATGATTTTAGTGGAACTTATGGAGGTGATACCTCAGTAACCCCTATTACTTTGGTCCCACTTAGCCCATCTCCAATTATGGTTATAGGAGAAGCTGTACCTATTCCTACTTACCCTCAAGGATTAACCACTTATATTCAAAGCAGGGCACCATGGAAAACCTCAGGATATCAAAATGCTGGTGGTGGAAGCTTAAATACTATTTTTGATAAATGTAAAAAACAATGGTATGTATTATTTATTGGTACACCTACACCTAACTCAACAAATACGGCAAGTACGTACAATATTGCCTACTATACCTCTGCAGTTAGTGGGGATATTTCTACATACCGCGAACACATTATTGATATGAATCACGACATGAGTGATTATTATGGAAAAAATAGCCCTAGGACTGTGGCCCTGCAAACCATGCAGCAAATTGCTCTTGGGGATTGTATAGGGCAAAAGACTCTTAAAACTCCTGCCCCTTCTAATGGGGACGCAGCTTCGCCGACTAACACTAATCCACCGGCTATGGGTACAGAACGGTTTAACCCACCTACCCACATGATGACTAAGACTGCACCGTTTGCACCAAACATTGTTGCGGCTCGTGCCTATGTGGGCTCAGAGCTTATGGTTACGGCTATGGCTGAAGATGTTTTAAAGCAGTATGCCTCTAGCAGCTTGGGAAAGATTATTCAGGATCCAAATGGAGCTGCTACTCTTAATACTAATCCGGATCACATTAAAAATTTGGCGGTGGGTAAAGGAAAGACAGCTGCTCAATGGGGATTTAGGTTTATGTATAACCCAACTACTTTCTCCTATAGCACCGCATCTAATAATGCTGTTGACTGGACGCTTGGTTCATCAGATCCATCTATATTGTTACAAGGCAATCAGACTGTAAGCGTGGAGCTTTATCTAAACCGTATTGTGGATATGACCTACCTTCTTAGATATCCTACAGGTGGACCAGAGACTGCCGGCTCCTATGGTGGTGGCGGGTTAAGTGAAGAACAGGCTCAAGGCATTCTAAATAGAGGTACTGAATACGACATTGAATATTTATATCGTGTGCTAAATGGCGACCCCCTAACTAACTCACTTCTTCTTTCCGATAGCTACAGAGGTTCGGGAGTTACTGCAGACTTTGGCTACACAACTGGAACTCCTTGCTGGCTTTATCTAAACGATAATCTTAGGTACTTTGGATCAGTGGCGTCTATGCAGGTCAACCACATGATCTTTAACGTTCAGATGATTCCTATGTTAAGTGTGGTTAACATAACATTTACTAGGTACCCGGCTCTCTGGACTGACCCAAATGCTGCAAAGGTTGTTAAGGGAACAAAGATTGGTACAGAAGCTAACTTTGTAACAACCATATCACAGTATCTAATTAGTAACGGCAATACTACCGGAACAGGAACAGGTGCCTAACAATGATTGAGCGTGTATCACGATACTACGACGGTCCTTTGGGCCAAACTCCTAATAAGTACACAGGAAACTATGAGATATCTGTTTATAGAAAATTTCCTGATTACAAGGTAGTTAATTACCTTTTGTACTCTTGGAAAGACGGAGATAGTCTTGCTCACTTAGCAAATGTATATTGCGGTGGGTCTAAGTACTGGTGGGAAATTATGGATATCAACCCAGATATTTCTGACCCATTCTCTATACTTCCTGGAACAACTATTAGGGTTCCATATGGCAATTAATGATTTTAGTCAGGATATACCTGCCCAACAAAACTTTGTTTGGAGTACGGCATCCTCTACTTCCTTTTTTGTTTCCTTTCCTAATACTCCGGATATGGACCTAATTCTTGTTGGGGCTGAACTTCATCAGGATATAGAAGAGCACGATCGCTTAGTGCTGCACTTTAAAGGCAAGCCTATGCTGAAGCGTGGTGCCATTGTATCTAATGACCCTGTAGTATTTTCTTTTACGTCTGGAAAGATAAACTCTATCTGGCACGGATATGTGCACCATATAACTCAGGGCAATACCCATCAGGGTGGTAATACGGACATTGTCTGCGTAGGGGCGTCCTCTATTCTTAAAGACACTGCTCAAAAGGTTTACACGAACACTACCTATGATAAGGTCGTTACTAGTGTAGGGACTTCTAAAGGTTTTGAAGTAATTGCTCAGAGGCATGGACAGCTTAAAGAAGTAATAGTTCAGACCGGCGAAAGCTACTGGCAGCTACTTAAGCGTATGGCTAGGGTAAGTGGATTTGCTCTTCTTGTCGAGAACATGACTATCTTTTTTGTATCTAAGGATAAGATTTTTCAAAGTAAGAAAAAAGGCGCCTCATACTTTAAGTACGTAGATAGCGAAGTTACTGGAGTTACTACACGAGAGCTTCGTATGACTGGAACTATCCTAGAATTTAAGCCTATTATTTCTGATCAGACTCCTGAGATGGGGGTAAGAATAGACAGGGTTATCTCTGGTATTGATAAGCAAACCGGAACCTTGATTAAGTCTAAGCACCCAAATACTGGACCTCTTCCAAGTAACCCTGGAGTTGTTATACCTAATGAGGAGTACTTCTTATCATGAGTAACTTTTCAAACAACACCCCAACATCTACTTTAAAATCTACGTATCAAAAGCACCATGTCTATGAGGTATCCGGTAGTTTAACTGAATCAAAGCATATTGCCGATAACTATGCAAACGCTAATCGCTATCAGCATAGGGCTGAGGTTCTTGTTGTCGGGGATTCAACTATACGTCCTTATGATCCAATATACCTTGACGGTCTACCTAATGGCATGTCTGGTTATTGGACAGTTCTTTCTGTACGTCACGTATTTGGTGGTACTCCTGCCAGCTACATGCTGCGTCTAGAGGTAGGAACTGATGTAATTGGGGATGTAGATCCCAATGCCGCCAATAGATCAAACCTACGGGATGTTCAAAGCGATCTTGCTGGACAATCTTTGACCTCATCAGGTGCTCAACTAACTCAGTACTCTTTGTCTCCAAACGCTAGTCCCATAGAACCTTTGACTAGCGCTAGCGACCCCACAGCTGTGGTTAACCCATCTCCAGTAGCTGTTCCAACTATCGCAGGTATAACTCCTAATAAGGATCATGCCCCTAATCTAAAGAATGTAAAAAGAACGGTACAATGGACCGCTAAGAGTAATGGGAAGGTCCTCAAATGAGTTTGCCTACAGAACATGAATACGGTTTTGATCCCCAAGGACGCCACCGCTTTTATGGGATTTATTCAGCCCGAGTCACCAGTATCTCTGATCCTCTTAAAAAATATAGAATTCAAGTTCAGATACCTCAGCTACATGGTACGGAAATACGGAACCATTGGATTCCGGCTTGCCTACCAGTAACCCATCTATCCTCTCAAGTTGCATCCTCGTTGACTACAACTGCTACCACTGCCTCGGGTGGAGATCCCCAAGGGGGAACCGTAACAGTTTCTATACCGGCCCTGACCGTTACCCCAAAGACGACACCAGTCCTTCCAGCCCTACCAACTGTGGGACAAAATGTTTGGATCATGTTTGAGGCTGGAGATCCTGAAAAACCAGTTTGGATTGGAGTACAAGCATGACCTTGGCAATTAATTACCCATATACAATAGACGCATCTGGGGTTGTGGGGTCTACCTCTAACCCACCTAAGATATACTTAGACAGAGTTTTAACCTTACTTTCCACGAGTATTGGCCAGCGTCCTATGCTACCTACATACGGAGTGGACTGGAGTACTGCCCTTTTTGAAAACGATAACATAGCTCAACCAGCTATATCGTCTGCGATTAGGACAGCCATAGCAAAATGGCTACCAGAGGTAAAAGTTAACTCAATATCCTTTGGATTAAATACTAGGAACGGAATTGAACTCGTAACCTTAGGGCTAACTTTGCCTGACAGCACAGTTACTAGCCTTACGGTTAATACAAATCAGTTGAACTACGACGGAACGATTGCGGGATAATCATGCAGATTGACTACACTTCTAGAGACTTTGCCGCCCTCAAGGCAGATCTAATTACCCTTATTAGTCAAAGGACTAATACGGCATGGAATCCTACAGACTATTCTGATCTAGGAAATGTGCTAGTAGAGGCTTTTGCCTATATGGGAGATGTCATCTCTCACTATCTAGACCGTATTGCTAATGAGACTAGCATCGATACTGCTGTTCAAAGCTCTACACTTTTAAGCCTAGCCAACCTTTATGACTATCACGTATCGGGTCCAACTCCTGCTCTGGTAAACGTAACCTTTACTAACAACAGCACTTCTAGTCAGAGCATCCCTTTAGGCACCCAAGTTATGGCCCCACTTTCCTATGGACCTTATTCACAGGTGTACTTTGAAGTGACTCAGGCAGCAACTGCAGTTGCGCCAAATGCAAGCATTACTCTTTCTGCTAGAGAAGGAAAGACGGTTAATACAGATCGGGCTGACCTTATTGACTCTACTTACAACAAGCCTATTCCAGCAAACCTTGGAACATCTTCTGGACTAGAAAACCAAACCTTCTCTATTGTTGATAATGGAGTTGTTGACTCCTCTATTAATGTGTATGTAGGTCAAGGACTAGCGTTTACTACTTGGAAATATGTAGACAATCTTCTTGAGTGGGGTCCAACAGACACGGTCTTTACTACTCAACGAGATGCTACCGGCCTTGTTAGCATTGTCTTTGGAGACAATGTCAATGGTTATATACCACCTTCAGGACAACTAATTAGCTCCCTATATACAACAAGTACTGGAGCTGCAGGTAACATAGCCTCAGGTGCAATTAACTCTGTAACATTTATTCCTGGTACCGGAGACCCCCTAGCTACAACATACTTTAGTGTAACTAACGCTGCTCCTGCAGCTGGTGGTGCAGACGGAGATGATGCAACCCAGATTAAGAAAAAGATTAAGGCTGCCTTGTCTGCTCAAGGACGTGCAGTAACTCTAAACGATTACGCCAATCTTGCTTTGACTGTTCCTGGTGTAGGAAAGGCTAGTGCAACTTCTAGCGTGTATTCATCGGTCCACCTATACATTCAGCCACAAAATGATAACAGTGCGACCCCAGGGTTTCCGCAAGCAACTATTGCATCGGTCACTACTACCGGTACCGCAGTAACTTACTTTACTACTGCGGCACATGGGTTCTCTACAGGCGATACGGTTGTTATTACTGGAATGAATCCTTCTGGATATAACACAACCGGATCAACAGTTACAGCTATTAGTAGCTCTGCTCCCTACAGCTTTACTATTGCAAACACCACTACTACAACTCTTGTATCAGGCGGTTATGCTATAGACCTAACACCTACCTCAATTTGGACAGGCTTACAAACTAGCGTAACAAGCGCCCTATCAGGCAATACGTTGGTTGGCTCTACAGTCACAATTCTTCCTCCACAGTATGTACCGGTATACATTACTGCAACCTTAAACGTAAAGCCGGCATACAAAAACTCTGATATTAAGCTAGCCGCTTATCAGGCAATGTTGGGTTCTAATGGATTGTTTGCCTATGACAATAATACCTTTGGAGAAGTAATTGCTTACTCAGCAGTTGCCTCTGCTCTTGGTAATATTCCTGGGGTAATCTCAGCCAACATTACTGCTTTGAATACAGATGGATCAAACACTGTCTATGAAACAGTTCATGGATCTCCTTTGACACTATCTAATAATCAATTAGCTTATTTAATTGCCGCAAATCTAAATGTAACTGCAACGGGTGGAATGTAGGAATACTAAATGGCAACATATGGATTAAGTCTATACAACAGCGGATTTAGATATGGTGAGGCATCACCGTCCGCTGTCTATTACAATGCCAATTTGGCTGCACAATCTAGTGGCTATGGAACAGTAAATATCACTTGGGGTCAGATTGTACCTCCCCCAACGGATCCTTCTCCTGTTGCTTGGATGCTGGTAAAAAGCTACAAAGGTGTTGTAGACAACCCATATGATGGAATCACTTTAGCTGGAGGCCTTTTTGTAAACGGCTTCCCTACCAGCTACATAGACGTTAACTATCAGTCTTTAGATATAGAGGCAAGCTATTCTATATGGGTATTTAACAATGTTAATTGGATATTCTGTGGCTCTGACTATGCGATGATTGTTGGAGATAAAGAAACGTTAACTCTTTTAAATGCTTGGATGCCCAGGGCCTGGACAAACTCTTCTGGAGATGTTACCGGGGAAGTGGATAGCAACAACTTTACCCAGATCCTTTCAGCCATGGCGTTTAAGTATGACCTATTTAGAACTGAAGCTATGGTCTTAGGTAAGGTTTTTGATCACGTCTACACCCCAAGCGCAATTCTTAAAGCCAAGATGGGTGACTACAACTTTGATTATGAGCCTGCATTAGGAGACACCTACCACCGCTCTCTATCATCAGCTGGATTCCTTGTACAAAAATACAAGGGAACACCTTCTGGTCTATCTATCTATGTAGGGGGACTTACCCACCTAACAAGCAAGGTACAAATTGGTACCAACTTAATGCTTGACTATAATGACTCTTCTTTTGAGGAATCTATTGGTCGCTGGACTACAAGCCTAGGAACTCTAACTCAGTACCTCTTTACAGCTTCCACAACAACTTTTGGAGTAACCCTTACTGCTCCTAAGCCTTGGATTACAGATCCGCTTTATACTCCTCGTAATGCAGGCTTTGCTGCCCTAGTTATTCCTGGAGCAGGCACCCCTGTTGCTGCTAATATGATTCTTCCTGCCACATCTAGCTCAACAAATATTATTAATTATGCTATGCCTATTTCTCCAGGAGTTCGCTATGTGTTCTCTGGATGGGCTCGCCACCTAGGCTCTGCAGCAGCTAGCATTACAGCAACTATTAGTTGGTACAATCAATATGGAGTTTTAATCTCTACCACTTCTGTGGGCGCCACTACAACTACCTCTAATTCAGCTTGGTCAGAATTTACATCTAAATCTGATGGGGGTAGAAACGGACAACTATCTCCAACCAAGGCCATGTATGCTGTCATAGACATTAGTGTTCTCCCAACAACTACGGCTACTACGACCGTATTTTTTGACATGCTTCAACTTGCTCAATATCAAAACAGCATTGAGTTTGAAGATGCTCGTCGCATTAGAGTATATGTAAAAGGACAACGTGAAAACCTACTACCTAACCCTAGTTTTGAAAACGGTGTTGGTGGGTGGATAGCCTCTCCTAATGCATCTTTTGCTCAAGACCCAACTGTTTACAACACGGCTATTTGGGATGGCTATTCTCTGGGAGAACTTACAATTCAATCTGGTACTGGAGCATGGGTCTCATCTCCTTGGTTTGCAGTTACTCCGGGACAGAACTATACCTTTAGTGCATATGTAAGTTCGGAATATCCAAATGCTGGGCGTGCGTATCTTCAAATTGAGTTCTCAAATCGTGAAACTGATGCACTACAAACCACAATCTTATTAGATTCTAATGGCCAGTACTATGATCCAACTATCTACAGTGTTCAATCCAGTGCTGTAACTCTTGTAGCTAATGATGTGCTTGATAGTAACGGAAACCCTATTGTAGATACGGCAGTACCTCAATACTCACAAGGTACAGGACCAGGAACATATAACGGCTATCCTATTCAATATGTTCCGGTTCTATCTCGCCTTTCAGTCTTTGCTATTGCACCAGACATGCTAGAAGATTCCGGACAACCTTTGGCAAAGGTTTCATTAGTATTTCCAGACATGACAGGAAATGGAATGACTGTTTGGATGGATGGACTTTTATTTGAAAGTAGCGCAACTTTAAATCCATATTTTTCTGGTTCCGGTGCCCCTATACCAACAGACCCAATTAACATTCCTTATGTTAGTAGCGCCGATACTGTCTGGGAAACAAAGAACCTTATTAACTATATTCAAAATCCATCATTTGAATTAGCTACTGCTGGAGTTCTTCAAAACTGGACAACAGCTACAGGAACTACATTAACTCAAGATGCCGGACCAGCTCCAGCTGCGACTCGTATAGTTAATGCTAATGGAACATATGCCAATCCCCCATCAGGAATTGTACCTACTACTTATCTTCCTGCTTTTGGTACATATATGGGTAAGGTAAGCTATCCTGCAGTAACTATTACTGCCATAAGTTCAACTGGTTCTGCAGTAACTTATAGGTATTCAGGAACATCTCAGGTTTTTGCTGTGGGACAGTCGGTTGCTATTTGGGGCAACATGGTTGGATCCACCTCAAAATTTAATACCACAACCCCTACAGGTTGGACTGGCGCAACCATTACTGCAGTAGCTACTGTTACTTCTGGATCTGTTTACTCATTTACTATTGCTAGTACTGATACAGGGACAGCTACTACTTTTGGCCAAGCCCAAGTCAACGGTGCATCTATCAGCACTACCGTATATCTTTCAGCCCCAGCTGTTGGTGGTGAAGACTTTATAGTTCACGCACAAGTTCGTGCGGCTGAAGGAATATACAATATTTCTACATCAGGAAACGGGTTGACTACTTCCAACAACATGGAAGTTTACCAACACGATCAGTATCAGTGGATTCGTATATGGTGCCTACGACAACTTCAACCTGGTGAGACATCATTCACCTTAACTATATCTATAGCACTTCCTCCACAGTTCTACTCAACAGGTGGGCCTGGATACACAATTGCTACCACAAGCTACTTCCATATTGATGGTGTTCAAGCTGAGTATGGAAACACCCCTAGCGGTTTCTTGAATCCTGCTAACGCAACATATCCAGCTCTAGCAATGCCTAACCCTGGCAACCCATCTACTAATATGTGGGTAGGACAAGCACCGTCTGTATATGGAGGAAAGAGTAGCTACTTTAATAACTACTTTGTAAAGTACTCTCGTTTAAATAATACGTTGGGAAGCTTGATGCCTCTAGGAAGTAGCTGGGCAGTTAAACCTGGATACCCATCAGATCCAATTCCAGAGCTAACCACATCTTTAATTCCTTCTGCATCATTTGAAGTTAACTTAGGTAGCTGGTCCGGTAACTCGGCAACCTTGGCTAGAACTGTTTCACGTGGTGCGTTGTTTGGAGACAATGTTAGCCATGGCTCTGCATACTGTACTGTTACATCTACTGCATCAGGAACCTACGGAATAACATCACCACACATTCCTGTAGTTGCTACTGAAGGCTACTATGCATCTGTAGCTATCCGTCCTACAACTGCTTCGGTTGGAACCTATACCTTGACGGTAAACTTCTACGATGCTAACGGGACTTTAATCCCAGCTACCTATGGTAATAGAAGTGTGACAACTACTATAACTCAGACCAATCGTTGGGCCTATCTAGCCAATACATTTTCTTCTGCAGATAACGTCAACGCTTCTTACGCCGTATACTCAGTAACATGCACCCCTACTACTCCAAGTAGCGGTCAAAGCTTCGGAATTGACAGGTGTGTATTCCGCCAGTAAACTGGAGGCATGACAACTGTAATAATTTCCGGTCTAGCTACTGCTTGTATATTAACCGCCGTAGAAGGCTTATTGATTAATCTAGGAAAGTGGCGGGGGCTAGTTTCCCTTTTACTTTCTATACTCTTTTGTATAAACCTCGGTACAAAGCTGAGGTACCTAACCACATACACACTCGCTGCCACTTTTGTGGGGCTTACTTTGTCATACCTTGTTGAGCAGCTATTTACTGGAGTTAACCCACGAACTGCTCGTGGTTTGCCAAACCGTATACCTAGGCGCTAAACTGGAGGTAGGAGGGCAATATGATTAAACCAAGTGCAAATCCAAAGCTGTCTTTAAGAGCTAAGGCTTTGTTCAGTCACTATGCAGAAAAAGGCCGGGTACTTTCTGCTGACGAACTAAAAGCTAACAACGAGGTGATTGAAGGCCGGGATGCCATTCAAGCTGCCATCAACGAATTGAAGGATGCCAAGTACATCCGCTCTGTCCGCATGCAGAATAATGGCCAGTGGGTATCCCAACTCAAGTTCACAGAAGAGGCCCTAAAGCTGATTCCTACCGACAACGGGTTTTCAGGGCACCTATATATTGATAGCTATATCACTACTAATGATTTAACTACTAGTACTACTATAGATAAAGATACTAACGTATCTTTATCTATACCCGAGCAAGCTCGGGAAGGAGAAGAAATGCCTTGGAATCTTGATGGAGAAGAAGAACCCAAAGAAAGCGTAAAGGCAAAAGTTGCCAAGGAGGCAGAAGCTGCTCCAGGAGCAGTAGGTCAGGTTGATGATCGCCAGACCCGACTAAACGCTAAGTACAAACTTACAAAGGTTGAGAAAGCCGCACGTAACCGCCTTAACTATCCAGAAGAAGATTGGACCACTGGAGATTTGATCGCAGAGTTCTACGATCTCTGTCGTCAGAAAGTTCCAGGGGTGCCGAGCCAAGTTAACAATGTTCGCTTAGCTGGTTGGATTAACAAGAGCGTTGCAGAAGGAACTAGCCGTGTAGCAATTCTAAAAGCAATACGAATGTTCTTTGGAGATGCTCGTCTACTCAGAGATGCCGGTGTGGGTAAACCACTCTACCAACGCTTCTTTGCTTTCTACCCAACAGTGCATGGTGTAGTTACTAAGAAGGCAGTTGATTACGAAACACCAGAAGCACTAGCACAACAAGAAAAGTTACTCAGACTACTCGGGGGAGAATAATTGATTAAGCTAGAAACTCTGGCACCAAGTATCCGCCACCAAATCCTTGCCTCAGGAGTACCATTCAGGTCAATGGGTATGGAGTTCTCAGACCTAGAAGATACTCCCGCAAAAGAGAGTGTCATGAGGTGGGTCAGTACAGTCCAGGCTGGAGGGGTCGTTAAAAGCCCTGGAAGCCCCCTAGCAGGCCTTGGACTCCTCATCCTAGGGTCTCCAGGTCACGGCAAGACCACAATGGCCTCTGTGGCCCTTCAGGAGCTTATTAGGACCATGCCGGGAGATGTACGTTCTCCGCTAGGAGGATTTATAGATTACCCGGGACTGCTGACCATGAAGAAGTCTACCTTCGATGACAAGACCAATGACGAGGTTAGGGCAAAACTTGACAGGATCTACGGTCATGCGGGTACACTGAATTTAGGAGTACTAGTCCTAGATGATGTGGGCAAGGAATATCGTGGGGCCACTAAGTGGTCAGACAATGTTCTAGATGAACTACTTCGTTCAAGATTCAATAGAGGGTTACCAACAATCGTTACCTCAAACACACCGATTGAGGAGTGGAACGTATACGGAGATCCGATGGAAAGCTTCATCAACGAAGCTTTTGGATTGGTTATAGTCAAAGCACCTAGGGGGGATCGTAGAAAGAATGGATAAAACGATGAGCGAATGGCAAGCCACACAGATCTTCCTTTCAGATACTGGTGTGCACGAAGTGCAGATCAATCTTGATAGCGCAAGACTTCGTTGTGACTGCCCAGGTTTTTCTTCTAGGAGTTATTGCAAGCACACTAAGTTTGTTCAAAAGCGTATGCTTGAGAACGAAGGTGTCTATCCGGTTGAGGTTTCTCGAGCCGCTTCTCCAGAAGAAGGTAACATGGCTCGTAATGATCCTGAATCTTTCAGAAAGTTTCTATTCAAGTATGGCAGGGTAGAGGTAATCTAAAAAATGAAGGGGGGCGATATCTCTAACGAAGTTCCCATGAGAGTCTTAGTTACTCTTGACTGCATTATAGATCGACGTCCATCCCTTAAAAAGGTTTTTGGAATAACGATACCCGAAGAAGAAGTAACTTACAACAGGCTAGCTCTAGCTACCTTTTGGAGATTCAAGGATACTTTTGAATACTCTCTAGAGCTAGTAGGTTTTGAACATACACAGCAGGAGATGGACGAGGTACTTGAGGACCTAGATAACCTAGGAACTAATCCGTTTAATTATGCCAAGGCATATAACGTCGTGGCAGACCTTGTGGCTGAACTACCTTATCGGCCAGAAGTAAGGCATGTAATTGATATACCCGAACGTGGTTTGCGTTATGGGCACTGGTATATGGATTTGGGGCAAGCCAATGGCGGCAGATAATGAAGAGAGGCTGATCTCTAAAGTAATCTATGCTAGAGAGATCATTCCAGCTATGGAAGCTGGTATAGAAGATGATTGGTTCTTTGTTGCAGAGAACCGAGCTGTGTGGAAGTTTATCCGCCAGCATTGGACTAGGTATGAAGAAGTACCCACTGCAGTAACCGTTAAAGATAACTTCCCAACGTATCGTCTACTTGCCGTAGAGGATTCGCTTGAGTATTTGGTAGACCAACTGATTGAATATAGAAAACGTCATAAGGCTATTGAGGTAGTTCAGAACGCTGCAGACGCCATTGCTGCCGGCGATCATAATAAAGCTATCGCTGAGATGAGCCAGGGCGTTGCTACCATCTTTGATGAAACAGTTACTCAAAGTTCCGATGTTGATCTTACTGATAACCCAGAGAAGCGCTTTGATGAGTATCTATCTATCAAGACTCGTGATGGTGGGTTACTTGGATACCGTACAGGATTTAGAACTATTGATGAGGCTACCGCTGGTTTACAACCCGGTCAGCTAATTACTATCATCGCACCACCTAAGACAGGTAAATCAGTTTTGGCTATGCAGATTGCTGTTAACGTTCATGAGGACGGTCACGTTCCAATGTTCCAGTCATTTGAGATGACCAACATTGAGCAGCAACATCGTCATGATGCTATGCGTGCCAATATCGCACACTCACGTTTAACTCGTGGAAAGCTTACGCTAGATGAGGAGCGCCGATACAAGGATGCCCTACAGCGTATGGAGTCCATGCAAAAGTTCTACCTAACAGACTCCTCTTCAGCTATGACTGTGTCTGGCCTACAGGCAAAGATTGAAAAGATTCGTCCAGACATTGTTTTTGTGGATGGTGTCTATCTTATGGTAGATGAGGCCAGTGGCGAATCAAATACGCCTCAGGCCCTTACCAGCATCACTCGTAACCTAAAGCGTTTGGCACAACGACAAGAGATTCCAATCGTTATATCTACCCAGGTACTTCTTTGGAAGATGAAGAGGCGCCAAGTAAGTGCCGACTCTATCGGTTACTCATCCTCATTCTTCCAGGACTCAGATGTTATCTTGGGTCTACAAAAGCAAGACGAGGAAGATGATTCATCTAGAGAACTTCGTATTGTAGCTAGCCGTAACTCTGGTCCAGCTACTAGCGATCTACTTTGGGATTGGG